CCTATGCCTTCTAAGATTATATCAGCACCGACTACTGGCTTCTTATCTATTAGTGGTGCAGCCTTATATTTAACACCTCTATTACTATCCATTATATGTCTAGCAACTAACTCTGCAAATATTCCTAGACTTTGTATAGAGTGTTCTTGATTGCCTCTATATTTTTCTGTTTTGTCATTGTAAACCTCAGCAGACAACATACTCCTAACCTTAGCAAGTTCATCAGACAAGCCAATGAAAGTGCTAGGGTAAGTTGTATTTTTCCATTTAATCATTAGAACGGAAGGTCATCATCTACTTTTGCTGCAGTTTTTTTAGGTGCAGTTTTTGAATCCTTTGGTGGCTCATAATCATTTACATAAGCATAATGAGTTGCTCCCTTTTCAGATGGTTCTCTTCTTTCTGAAATCACCATAGAAACCCATCCATTCTTTGAGTTTGCTTGTAGTTCATCCATTTTGAAGTTTGCTACCATCATACTTCCATACTTTGTTTCAATGTTTTTAATGCTACTTGGTAAGTAGACTTTCTCTTTTTTGTCTTTCATTTTTTAATTTGTTTATTTTATACAATTTGGTTAACGTTTTATTTATTTTTTCTATCTGTTGCTCTAATCCTAATATCTCCTCATCAATTTCTACTTCAATAATTCTGTTTTCAATTCTTTCAAAGTGTTTGTTTTCTTTTCTGAAATTATGTTTGTGTTCGTATTGAAACTGAAATTGTCTTGAATGATGAATAATAGATGCATGATGCAGGTTTGTGACCTCTGCTATATCTTTTAGAGTAAGTCCAAAAACTTCTCTTAATACGAATATATACAGTCTTTTAGCAAATATAATATTTCTTTTTCTGCTTCCCAAAAATATTCTTTCTTTCTCTACATTGTAAATGTCTGCTATTTCGGTTATTATTATCTCATGATAATAGTCACTAAATTTTAATCTTCTTCGTTTCATTTGTTTTTGTTTTAGTTTAAGTCGTACACTATTGTATCAACTATGTCCTGAACTTCTAGCCCAATAAAGTCTGCTAACTTCTTTGCATGAATAAACCTCATTTGAGGAGGATTCTCTATAAAGTTTCTGCTTGTAGCATAATTAACTTCAATTATTTTACAAAGTCTTAAATTAGATATTCCATATATTCTTAAAAAAGCCTCAAACTCATTTCTTGATTTTCGTATTGTATCTAATGAATATTTATTTGTCATCTCTTTGTAGGTATTTTTCTATTTTAGATTTCTCAACTTTAAACTTATACTTACCCGCATAATAAAAATCTATTAACTGTTCTTTATTCAGCAGTTTCATGATGTCATCTTCTACAATCTCTCCAAGCAAGTGTTTTTTATTCCAAATAATATATGAATATACTTTTTTGAAGTGATTAAAAATCTCTATGTCCAAACACTCCATCTTTGAACATTTTGAGCCATTGCTTTTTTGGGTCTCTTTCATATTTGTTTTCATTTATTAAAGTTATAATTTGTTCTGCTTCTAGTTCTGTTAAATCATTTATTCGGCTGAGTATATCTGACTTCATAGATGGTGGTAATGTTGTACTGTCTATGTTGCCCTCAATGATAAGCCATTGGGTATCAGTAATACCACTAGGCTCACCATCAAGTAACTCATCAAACCAATCATTATTCATCAACTATCTCATCCTGACCAAATACTCCTTGCTCATAGAATCCAGCAATTTTAAGAACAACTCTACTCATTGCTCTCTTTTCTGCCATAGCAACAGGGAATTTCTTACCACCTCCCATTAAATTAGAATCTGAAGCCTCGCCAAAACTCATAGCGTTTCTAACTTCATTACCAACTTTCATTGATGCTGCTGCTCTTAATACACATATAGACTTTTCTGTGTCCATATTTATAACTTCATAAGCAACTGTAATATTGTTTTTTGAAACAATCTTATCAATACCAGTTCTTGTGATAATTACAAAACCTCTTTTGTCTTTGTATATATCTTCTTCTGTTAAACCATTTTCTTTGTAAAGCCTTCTAAGTGCTTCTTTTCTTGTTTCTACAACTGGTTCAGGTTGTTTTCTTAATTTTTCTTGCATTGTTTTTTTTGTCATGTTATTATTATTTAATTGGTTAATACTCTGTTCTTGTTGCATCTGTGTAAATTGTTCTTTCATTTTCCCCATTTGGTTTTGTATTTATTATTTGTAAAATTGTTTGTAGTTTTTGTCTTGATTCAATAAGTTGTAATTTTAAATTAACATTATTTTCTCTCACTCGTATATTTTCTTTTTTAAAATATTCAAGTTGCTCACTCTTATCTAAAGGAGTGTTAATACTGTTTTTTGGCATTGCTGTTTCCATTTTTATTGTTTTAAGTTAGTAAAAAAAGATAGTGAAAAGGAGTTGATAAAACCACAAAGTATAACCGCTGAGTTATTAATGTAATATCTAACCCTTCCACTATCTATATTATTGATTAGTGATTTTATCTTGTTGTATAATGTAGATAATCATAAGTATTATGATTGTAGGTATTGCGATTAGTGTTTCCATGTTTTATAGTTTAAGTTATTTTAATTTATTAATTATTGTAAAATTTTCTCCACTCTTCATCATTCTTAAATTTGCTATAATATTTATCTCCATCTAGTATCAAATGCCATTTATTCCATGATGCTACTTTTGTTTTATCTTCAGGCATTACATCACATTCATAATTTATTCCCAAATGGTCACACATCATGGCTGCATGAAAGTGCATTGGCAAATTATTATCTCTTAATATTGTCATTCCATGATTCATAATTTCAAGTATTTTAAGAACTCCTTTTTTTGTTTTTCCATTAACCATTATCAATCTACCACAATGTATAAAGTTGTGACAACTATGACACAAAGGTATTATCTCTTTAATTTCCATTACCCCTTTTTCATAATCTATACTATAATCTTCATGTGCCTCTAACCATTGATGATATTTGGCTTCAGTCTTGTGTATGCCACAAGCCAAACAATGATAGTTGGTTGAAGCGTAAGCATCCTGCCTTACCTTATCCCACCACTCCTGCCCTTTTAATACTCTCGGAGCAAGTCCATGTAAAGGGGGGGGGATATTTGGATGTTGAAGTAAATTAGGTCTTAATTTTGCACCCATCTCTACTGGTCTATTTTCAAAAAGTTCATCTATATAGTCTTTATCAAGCATTGTTTTATAGTTTAAGTTAATGCAAAGTTATAAAATTGAAACTAACCACCAAACATTTTTAACATTTTTTTTATAAATGTTTATCTGCTAGGTTAAAATTTGCTGATATATACAGTATTATTCTTTATATATGGATTGTTTGTGGGTGTTTTTTCTAACTCTCTGCCAAAAAAATCAAAAATTTTATCTTTGTTTTGATGGCTTTGTTTTTCTTTTATATATGTTAAGTTTGTATTACATATATTGTCTTGCTTAATTTGAGTGCATAATAATATATTAGTTATTGAATCATAAAAAGAAGCAGTTAAAGTAGCGATATACATTCCTGAATTATAAGTATGTACTATTGTTTGATGGCATAGTGCTATTGGATTTTTTATTCCCACAAAAGAAGTGTCTACCCCATCTCCAAAATCTAAATGGTATTCTGTGTAGTAGTTGTTTTGATTTATAGAACTACATGGGATAATAAATGTTTTACCACCGCCACTTGTACATAACCAATCAGTTGTGCAGACTTGTGCTTGTAACTGAACAGATAATAACAAAAGCAATAATCTCATGATTAGAAATAGTGTACCAGCCTTGCTACTTGACCACTTGTTTTTTCATGCAAAAATCCTTCAACTGCCTTAGGAACTCCTGTATATCCTTTTCTTGAGTGCCAACTGTCAGTTCCAGATGGACTACGCATATACTCTACAGTAACTCCTATAAAGTCTTTTGCATCTCTCCATTTGTGTTTTACTTTGTGATGTAAATGATGTAAATACCAATATCTATATTTAGTATCACTCCACATCTCTGGCTTTTCTTGAGCCATTAATAAAGGTAATTTATCCATTTTAGCACCATCTCCATGTTCTAATCCAATCAAGTTACTACCATACTGATAATACTTTCTATGTGCTACACTAATATCAAAGCCCACCTCTTTATCATTTCTAAACCAACTTTTTAATGCATGAGCCAAATGAAATCCACTTTGATAATCATGATTACTCATTGAATGTATAACATCCACAGGTGCAATCTCTCTTAACATCTCTACACATTTAACATATAACGCTAAAGCAACTTCAAAATGCTCCCACCACTTTCCATCTACATCTTGTCTTGTACCTGCTGTAGTTTGATTATATACATTATCAATATGCAAAACATCATTACCTATGCAAAATAAAACCCTCTCTACTGCAAACCCTTCAGACTTACTTACAAGTCCTTCTAAGCCCTCTAAAACACGCATACAGGCAGTTTCAACATCATAACCACTACCAGTTTCAGCCCCATTAGCATATTTCCCTATATGTATATCTGCAGGATTTATTACCAATAAGTGATTAGCGTTTTTGTTTTTTCTTTTTACTGATGGGTAATAAGGAGAGTGGTTCTCTATAAAATTAGCAACCTCATCCAGCATATCATTTGCATCAGAAGTTATATCTTCTTTTGTTACAATACTAAATCTATACTCGCCACTTGCAGATTGCCAGTGCTTAATAGAGACTATATCTTTTTTAGATATTCCTCTTTCTGACAAGTGAATGTCTAATGCTGTATTCCCATTTATATTAGTTGTACTTTCGGCTCTATTCTCGTAAACCAT